AGAATAAGTAAACTTACGATAGAGTTGAAGATAGTCAACTTCCTCAACACCCATGATATCATAAATCTGATCTTTCTTACCAAAGTTAGAGCCAACCATACGAGAGTTGACTACACCCCAAGGTGACAGACGTTTCATTACATCTTCACCAAGAACAGATTTAATACGATTACAAATATATGGAATATCAAAGAACTCTGTGTTCCAACCAGTGATAACATCTGGATAATCAGATTCCCACCACGATACGAACTGAATCAAAAGTTCACGTTCATTCTGACACTTGATATATTGAACATCTTCTCTATCATTATGATAGTCATGTAATCCCCAAACCTTAATACGTCCTGTATCATGGTTTTTGATTGTAATTGATAACATAGGCTCAAGTGCTTGTTGAGCATGGGGAAATCCATTCTCGCACTCAACCTCAATATCAATTGTAACAATACGCATCTGCGAACTGTCAAACTCAATTTGTTTGGGATATTTGTCTGCAATGTATGTGTAAGGAAAGTTAGTCAACCCATACACTAGGTGGGGTTGACTTTCGTATCTTTCTACGAATTCTTTTGCTTCTTTGATTGTAAGGAACTTCATAGGATTGACATTCTTGCCATCCAGTGTAGTCCATCCAGTTTCTTTTTGAACTGGTACGAAAAGAGTGGGTTCGTACTTTACTTTAAAGTTTGAACGAACACCATTCTCAACGGCACGAACAAGTAATTGATTACCCCATTGGGCAACATGTGTGTAAAATCTCATAATGTAAATATACCACTATTGGGGGGTTTTGTCAAGAGAAAAGAGGCATTTGATCTTCGTTACTAAAATACTTATCTAACATTTCTAGTCTATCATTTGCAGTTGCAAGTTTATCTAACTCTGCCATAACTGCTTCAGTAATATCTGAATGTTCACCTATACCAGCAGGCATTGTCTGGTATACTTTAATGTTCGCAATGTGGACTGCAACCTGTCCTTCTGCTTGTTTCCTTGCAGCTTGAAGTAGTGCTTCTCCAACCTTCATTATCATTCTCCTTGTTTTGTTGTCAAGATAAATTTCTTCTGAGGGTCTACCATAACATTCATTGATGTCATAGCAAACCTATTCAAAAGAACATCAGTTCCCATTTCACTTCTATCATCAAGGCCAAACATGAACTGATAACTGTGACCCATGAATTCTACATCTAACTGAACAACAGGCCTATCGTCAAGACCAGCACCTGTTTTTGCCTTGTATTCTTTTACAAGGTCGGTGGTAATAGTTTTACCGTTTAGTGTGAATGTAATCTTCTTATTGTTTATCTTTATACCTTCAGCATGTAATACTGACAAGGCACTGTTGCCTGTATCAAACTTAGTTTCAATTTCACCAAATGATTTTATATCAACCATCTCATGGAAACCACATCTGACAGGAACAGAATATCTCTTATCTATATCTCTGTAGTGTTCTAAAACTTTTTTTGCAATATTTAAACCAGAGTTAGCTTCTTCAATACCATCTGTGCCTGGTGAGCTGTTTACTTCTAGAAAATATGGTTGTCCTTTATATGGAATAAAGTCAACTGCAACAAAGTCACCATCAACTGCTTTTGCAGCAATTAGACATTGACGTATTTCTTCTGGTGATAGTTCATACGATTGTACATTACCACCTTGTGTATAGTTACTTCTAAAATCACCTTCAACAACTTCTCTTTTCATTGTTCCAATAATTTCTGAACCAGCAATAACTACACGAACATCAAAATCCGTTTTGATATATTCTTGAATAAGAATATCTGTGTCTGGATCTTGTTTGTAAACTAATTGTACTAGGGAATCTAATGCACGTTTTGATTCAACAAATAGAACACCGACACCGCCTGCACCCCTAAGTGTTTTAAGGATGATAGGAAACTTTGTATCCAGTTCTTCTAGTGCAGTATCTATATCATCTTCTGTAGGAACTAATACAGTCTTTGGTTGATTCAATCTAAAATCTTTTAAACGAACATAACTACGATACTTGTCAGCACAAATACTAATGGTAGTTCTACTATTAATACAAGTACAACCAATTCTTTCCAATTCAGAAATTAAGTCGAGATGACTATCTCTTGTTGGTGTTCCTCTAACAAACACAACTGTATTCTTGGAACTAATTTCCATACTGTTGTCTTTATTTTTTAGGGAATACTTACCATCATCAAAAGTCAGTGATGCACCTTTGAAGTCTGATAATAAAACTTCCATACCCATTCTCTGAGCCTGTTTCTCAAACTTTTTTGCAGTGATAGATTTATCACCATGTTCAACTGTGAGAATAACTACCTTGTAGTTTTCTTCATTTTTTTCTTCTGTAATAAAATCTGAGAACGACTGTGCCAAACTAAGCTTCTCTCTTTTTTCCAATGTTGTATTTTGTTTCCAAAACCCACTCATCTTTTTCTTTGAAGGCAATCACTTTAATTTGTGACAAAGGAGCCTTTGGATCTGCATCCCCAACGATTTCTACCAATCCCCAATCACCAAGTAATCCAGCAATAGAGTTACGTCTTGATACATCATTTTCGTTTAGGTTTGTATCCTTACCATCAAGAGCAAAGAGTTCCTTAAAATGGACAATGTAATATTTGCCTTGTTTATGTAGTATATGACAAGACTGATATAATTTTCTCTCTTTACGAGAGGCGACACCTATTCTAGATAGTGTCTCACGAACCTTTAAAAAGTCATCTGGTTCTTTAAGTTTTACTTCTAGCATCGACTCTGGATGCCATTCAATTTCATTCATTTTCTTCCACCTTTATTCAAACTATTTTTAATAGTGGTTATCTGGTCATCATTTAGTATTGATAATGCTTGCTTGGCCTTCTCATTACTATAACCATAATATTCTTTTACATACTCTAAGTTTTTCAACTTATCCGCTTTCACCCAAGGAGCATATCTTTTCTTAGGTCTAATAGTATTTAGTAAAAAGTTATATTGTAGTTTTGTGTCAAGGTGGTGACGCATATTCATCTCATTTACTAACATAATAGTGTCATTGAATGGTGCAACACACTTATTGATAATAAATGGATAATATTTCTTTTCCCACATAGGATCATCTGTTTCCATCAGATTTTCCTTTGTGAGATTGATTGAGTTTAGATATTCTTTTAATTCATAAGCCATTACCAAATACCTAGTATTTTAGCGTTGCCAAGAATAATAAACAAACAGGTAGTGATATGAAGTGATATCCATATTGTTCTAATAACAAGCATAGGTTTATCATATGGTTCTGTCTTATCATCAGAGTAAGAACCTAATGTGTATTGCCAAAGTTTCATTATACTCATTTGAAATTCACCTGTGTCATAATATCCACCATATATGCAAGCATATTGATTTCTTGATCTGCAACAAAGGCTGATTTGTAAGAATAATCTGCTGTTGCAAGAACAAGGTGTGGAACAGTTTGTGGTTGAACTTCATCATAGAGTGTATCAAATACTTTACGATACATACGAGAAGGATCATTGTCTAGGTTATTTGCAACCCATTTACGAATAGACTTGAAGTCAGTTTCTTTGAGAAATGTAACTAAGTCTTTCATATTAGTTTCAGATAGATTGACTAGAATACCAGCATCAATCATACCAGAAGCAGAATACCTTTGCAGTTCATTAAGAACTCTTCTCCAATCTGGAAAATGTTTCTCAACAATACCAGCAACAGCCTTTGGTTCAAACTGAACTTCTTCTGTTTTAAGAACTTCTTGAACACGATTAAAGAACTGTCCAGCGAGTACTGGTTTTTCTGAAGTAGGAATACGAAACTCCACAACAGAACACCTACTGTGCAAAGGTTCGATGATACGGTTCTTAAAATTACAGGTTAGAATAAACCCACAGTTCTTGTGAAACTCCTCAATAAAACCACGCAAAGCTGGTTGAGTTGATTGTGGATTTAGATAATCTGCCTCATCTAGAATCACAAACTTACGATTACCATCCATAGAGACAGTAGACGCAAAGTTCTTGATTTTGTTTCTGAGTACATCAATACCTGATTCTTCAGAACCGTTTATCATCATGTATGTGGCACCAAGTTCCTCAAGCATTGCTTTTGCAACTGTGGTTTTACCCACGCCAGGCCCACCTGATAGAAGAAGGTTTGGAATATGTCCTTCATCTACAAATGTCTGAAAAGTATTTTTTAAATCACTAGTAAGAATGCACTCACTAATTTTAGATGGGCGGTATTTCTCCACCCACAACATCACATCGTTCATAATATAATCCTTCTGGTTTAGGCAGCTTCAAGAGCAATAAAGTATTCAATTTGTTTGTTCATATTCACAAAGTGTGAAATGCCTTTTTCGGATACTTCTACCTTATAATCACCAGAAAGTAGTTTTAGGTTTTCAACCTTAAAATAGTATGTAAAGTTTGTTGGTGCATTATCACCAACTGTAATACTGAAATCATTTGATGTATCATTTTTCCTGTCTGTTACAGTCAAATCAATATTACCACCAGCAGTTCCAGTGAGAACAACATCTGGTACACCAAGAACAGCTGATGCTTTCAATATCTGATTGAATGTGTCTTGTGTAAAAGTAAACTCTACATCAACAGAAGGCATATTGATATCTGTTTTTGGTGCAGTTACAATAGATGGATCACTGAACATATAAGTCAGATTACTACCACCACCTTCTTCATTTAGACACACACTCTTCTCATCAAATGCAAGGGTTGGATCTTTGAACAGTGACATTGCAGACAAGAATTCATTCAAGTCATATATTGCAAATTCATTTTCAAATGTATCTGGAATAGTTGCTTTAGAAACAATGTTCTTCATAGCAGACATAGTTCCAATTGTATTACCATTTTTTACCAGAAGGTTCTGGTTAATGGTTGAAAAGTTCTTTAGAACTTCTCTTGTATCATTACTAAGCTTCATCAATTTTTCTCCTGAGAATCGTGATTGTGAAGTGCCATTATACCATAATGGATCACCTTAAGCAAGTCTTTTCTGTTCTTGCCTTCTTTCTTTCCGTACCGTTGAGAGTATTTTAAAATATTCCCAATACAGAAACCTTCACCATGGCCACTGTCCATGATAAATTCTGTTGCTTGAAATTTATTGTGAGAATAATGAGCATCATAGGTTTTGTCTATGTACTCTTGCATTTCTTTCAGAATAGAATCTTCTGAGTATTTGTAGTCTATATTTTTCACATTTTCATCCTATAAAATTCAATTATCATTACTATATCATAAAAAGGTGCCCCTGTCAAGAGGCACCTTCACTTTACTTACTTGATTTTGATTGAACGTGGTTTCTTTTCGTCTGGAATAATTCTTTCCATTTCGATTGTAAGAATGCCATCTTTCATATCAGCACCATTTACAACTACATCATCTGATAGTGTAAATGCTCTTTTGAATGAACGATTTGAAATACCTTTGTGTAGATATTCCTTATCATCATCGCCCTCTGGTCGAGACTTTGATTCAATCTTGAGAATATTCTCTCTAAACTCAATCTCAATCTCATCCTTTGAGAATCCAGCAACGGCAATCTCAATGGTGAATTTATCATCATCGTGTTTTACAATGTTGTAGGGGGGATAACTTGTTGCTGTGGGAACATTTCCCATCAGGTTATCGAACATTCTATCGAAACCGATAGAGTAAGTATTGATCCTTGACGGATCTAGTGTAAAGGCTGTATTCATCTTTAATCTCCTTTGTTAAGCAAGATACAGTGTGATACCCATTACGGCGTATCACGTTTATTTATAACGGTAGTTTTTTAAAGAGAACTACCAAACTCTTTTTTGTGACACAGAGTAGGTTATATTGAGTGTCAAACAGGATGACTTACGAACTGCACCCATATTATATAGGTATTCAAGAGGGATTTTTCAACCCCTCTTTTCAACTTTTTATACTGCCTCGGCATATTCCAATGCTTTGTCGAGAGCTTTTAGTTTTACCTTTCGGTTACGTCCATACCATGCAGACTGTAAACGTCCGTCATTAGAACGGCCTTGAAGGTGGTCTGTCATGTTAGTGACAGAGTTGAATGCAGTCCACCAAGTACCCTGAGCAAACTCAGCGCCAGGTTGTACATCCAAATTCTCAAAAGCAAGTTTTGAGTTACGAGAAGTGAAAGGAACAACATTGTCTACTTTCTCTTTCGCAGGCGCACCAAACACTTCGTTGAAGTATTGGATTACGTTATCACCAGTTGCTTTCTTTGAACCAAGAAATGCAGCCATTGATTTGTATTGTTCCATTTTCTCACGAGCAATACCCATCTGTTCTTTCACATCCTCAGCATCAAATGCTTTTCGGTGATTTACTGTTACCATTTGGTCAGCATTTTGTGATAGGGAAAGTGCGAGGGTGTTACTACATACAACACGAATTGGTGTCATGCGAACATTAATCGCTTTACCAAACTGATGTGGATTAGAAAACAAAAAGTAGTTTTCTGTAACATCACCGTTAAATAGTTCAAATGACTCTTTAGTCTTTGCAAGAGCC